GGCGCAGTATCAGGATGCTTTGGATTTGGAAGCGGGGCAGTACGCCACGGGGCGTGAGGATATTGCTGCTGCTTTGGGGTTGGAGGCGGAGCGGTTTGAGTTGGGTCGGGAGATGGATCCGGCTAGTGAGTTTGCGGGGATGACGACGGCGCAGCAGCGGGAGCATCAGCGTTTGACGGCGAAGGCTTTGGCTTCGGCGGGGGCGGATGTGAAGGCGGGGTCGCTTCTGTCACAGGTTGCGTCCGTAATGCTGTTAGAGGGTCGTGAGCCATCCGAGGTCAGAATGATGATGGATAAGGTCGACGGGTATCTTGCTGATACTATGCGTAGTGATGATTTGTCGGATGAGAACGTGTTGGCTGCTTTGATGGCGTTGGAGCAGACGCCTATCATAATGCAGGTTCTGGGCTTGATGGAGTCGGATCAGATGCTGGACTTGATTGACACCATGGATGGAACGGAAGCGATTGTTCAGGATGCAGTCAGCACCACGGGTAGCGCGGAACCTGTGGGTGGAGCATGGACGGGCACCCCGGATACAGGGGATCCGTGGGATTACAAGGAGCCGGGGGGATCATGGCTTACACCCAATTGGCCGGACAGCAATAAGGTAACTGTTTATGGAGAAAAGTATTCACCTCAGGCTTGGCCTGAAGGTTTGACTAAGGCTCAGGCAGAACAGCACATTAAGAGACAGTTGACTGCTGGTCTTGAGTGGGAGAGGATGTCTCAAACTTGGAAGAGGGCGGATCAAGCCCTACAACCCCGCTCTTAGCGTATGGCTGCTCCAACCTTGGAGGACATGCTCGCTGCCATCAATAAACAACTAGGCACGAGCACCCCCTCTCCCACCCCCCGACGTGTGACCCCCTCTGTTGCGGCGCCTCGCGCCGCTCTCAGGCCGCTCCAGTTCCCCGACAGGGGTGACTCTGGTGGTGGACTCCCCGGGGCGGTACTGTCGACCCTCACATGGTTGGATAAGCCGCGTGCAGCGGTCATGTCGACCCTCAAGGAGTTCACGGACCTCGCCACCGGTAAAGGGTTTTCCGCATCGGATTGGAAAGATCAGGTCAACCGCCATTACGGTTTCGGCGAATACCAGCAGGACTATCTGGGGGGTATAGAGAACGTGGCGCTCCCGTCGTGGGTGCCGGGGGTGGGTGGCAAGAAGATGCTGCGTTACGTCACCGCTTTGACGGGTGACGTAATGACTGACCCGTTGATGCTGGCGGGGGGTTTGCCCCTGTTCTGGCGTGCCGTCGGTGGGGGCCAAAAACTAGCCAAGACCCTTTCGACCTTTGCTCGGAATCCGAAGATGCTGGCAAAGTTCGGGGACGAGGCTGTGGAGGCTGCTTCCACGGCAGCCGAAAGGATTGCCTTGTCGGGCAACAACGTCAGCGTAGGTGTCAAATCTCTGCGTAAGACGGAGGCTGGCCGTGATGTCATAGCAGAGTTCGGTTTGGATGCCGGGTTGCGGTGGCGCGCATTGTTTACAGGTCCGGTGTTGGGCGGGTTGGGGCGCAGGATTGCGCCGAACAAGATTGCGAGCCGTCTGGCGAAACAGATGCCACGCAAATACCGTGAGGACTTGGCGACGGCGTTGAACAAGGCCGTCGATGCCGACGATCTGGATGACATTATCGCTGAGGGTATTCAGCAGTCGTGGCGCGACGATCCGATTACAAGGGTTCAGCAGATGTGGAAGAGTGCCGACGGGACGGTGAGCAAGTTGGTTCCTGTACGGGCGAGTGTTTCGGATAGGATGGCACAGGATTTGGCGGACGCCATTCGGCGTACCGGACGTTCCCCGGTGGAGTTCCCGTTCGTACCGGGGTGGATCACAACAAAGCCGGTGTTGCCCGGGGTGGCGCTCAACGTCATGGCTGCGCCGGGGTTGGCTATCGGAAAGATTGCTCCTTCCGCTATGGGTCGGGCGGCTGCGAACCTGTTCGTGGATGACATGACGAAGATGCTGAATGATACTTTGCGTGGGGCGAAGCCGGAGGACAAGTATTATTCTGCGGCGGTGCATCTGGGGTTGGTGGGGTCTGATGCCCAGCGGACGGCTACGTCCCGGCAGGGGTTGTTCGCTGCGGATTCAACGTATGGGCTGCAAGAGTGGTACCGGTCTGCTACGTCCCGGGAGGGGGGCTTTATACGTCGTAGGGACAATGTGGCGTTGGGTCATTTGACATCGTTGCAGACGGACACGTTGGAGGGGGCATTGGCGGAGATGGTCGGGCAGGGTCCCCGTGCCGCCGGTGTGAACCATCTGGAGGGTGTTCAGAGGTGGTCGGCTGACTTGGCTGCGGGGGGACATAACATCCCGGTGGGTACGCCGGAGGATCTGGAACGCCTGATCGTTCTAAAGAAAATGTGGGATGAAACCATGGTCGCTCGGAAGAAGCGACTGGTTCGTATCTTCGGGGCCGACTCTCCTCTCGTGCGGCAGATACTCCGCACGGAGGCAATGTCGGGAGAGCATACGGCGGGTATTGTCACCACTGATGGTCACAGGATCTTGAAGGCGAAGGGTCGTGACGGGGAGTCACTCAATCCTGAGTTGTTTACCCGTGAGGCCGATGAGGAGTCGGTGTGGTATCAGGGGCGGGGGCGTGCCGATGGGGATGGGCAGGAGCCTTGGCGTCCGACGCCGGATCCTGATGCGGAGTTGTTCCGGGGGAAGGTGGAGGGGCGGTTTGCCCGGAAGCGTGCGTTGCATGGTCCGTTTCTTGATCCGGCTGCGTTTCCCGATGAGCGGTTGCGTAGGGCTAAGGTCCCCGGTAGGCGGCATATAACTGAGGAGGAGCGTATATCGCGTGGGTTGCATCCGGCGGAGGCGTCGACTGAGCCACCATGGGTGCGTACCGGGGAAGGCGAGGCGGTGCGCCCGATACCTGCGGAACCAGACGAGATGCTACAGACGGTAACGGAAGCGGTCCGAGGGCCGTCTCTGGATATCGACTTCGCTCCGAAGACCCTAGCCGGTGATCTTTCGGGGATCGTCGTGCGTGGTAAGACGTTGAAGTTTGGGGGTGTGGGGCCGGACGGTAAGCGTCTGATCCCGGAGGGGATCGACTTGATGGAGGTTCTCCGCTACGTGGATCCCTCCCAGTATGAAGCCCAGTTGAACAGGAAGATGAAAGACATTCTGGTGGATCTGGTGAAGGACGCCAAGGTCGATCTGGACATGTTGCCGAGTGGTGCAGGGTTGGAAGAGATAGCGGAGGCTATGGGTGTCTCCATGAACGCTCTGAGGGACCGGGCGTTGAGGGAACTGAACGAAGCCGACTTCCTTGAAGTTCGGTTGCAGCGTGCAACCGAACAGGTCGTGGAGGCAGCGGTCAGGGGGCCGGACGGCACACTCGTAGATGTGACCCTATCTGAAGCGGCAGCGCAGCGGGGGTGGACGAATCCGGTCAACCGTTTGGGTTGGACGGAGCGTCAACAGATGGACTTCTACGTTCACGAGTTGGGGTTGCTGGATGCCGACAAGTCGCTGTATCTACAGGCGTTGCAGAAGCGTGAAGACGTTTACATTCGGGCCTTAGGTCAGGATGTTCACATGCGGACGTTTGAGCGGGCGCTGGCGAATGAGGGACTCATCTTTGGTTCTGACCGGTTCGACGCTTTGGAGAATGCTTACAAGGTGTTCGCGGATCGTATGGACAAGTGGATGGGGTACTTGGAGCAGGTTGGGCCGCTTCCTAAGGGGATGACGGTAGACGACTTCGTTCGGAGGATCACAGGTGCGACGGGTCCGCCGAGGCCCGGTGCCCGTGGTGGGGGGTACGTTGGGCGTGAGGTGCTTGGTTCTCCTGAGGCGATTTCTCTCAACAAGTTTATTGAGTCGTTGCCGCCACGTTGGAAGGAGGTGGCGAAGATATACCGCGACGCGCATCAGCAGAGTGCCGTGGATGACATCAATAGGATTACTGCCAAGTTGGATGACTTGGAGGTGGTGACTACCAAGATGAGGCAGCAGTTCGATGAGGCTGCTGATGCTGCTGCCGGTGCGATGGCTGATTTGCATCGTATTCAGGCGGAGGTCGGGTTTGCGACAGGCACTATGATGGGGACGTTGCGGGCGGTGCATCCGGCCGCGACGTTGGATGATCTGTTTACTGCGGCGTTGCGTGAGGCTGCTCCGAAGATTGCACGGCACATCCCGGACTTGGATGGCACGCTGATACGGGAGTGGGATGTGGCCCGCTGGGGTGATCTGACTGACCGGGCGAACAGAGTGTTGCAATACTTGGGGAAGGTACGAACGGAACTTGCGGAGAAGGTGGAGAAGCGATCTACCGGCGAGTATCGGATCGGGGACAATCTTGGGGATAGTGCTGCCCGCTCTAAACGCGACCATGCTTTGGCTAACCAGCGTGCTGATGTGTCGGTGGAGAGTGGTGTGGTTGCGGAGACTCCGATCATGCCGGGAGAACGGACGTGGCGGGATGGTCTGACAGCCGGACCGAAAACGGTCCGCAGACCGGAATGGTTTCATTCGGTAAGCCGCTGGAACTACAGGACGAGGAAGCGTCGCATTCCGTTGGCTGATGACGAGGTGTTGATCCATGGCGACCTTGCGACTGACCCGACGCTGCCCCGTGGCAGCCTACCCAGTGAAACGGCGGTAGAGCGTGCCGCCGACTTTGAGTACGGGAGAAGAGCGGGTGGACCCGTCGTGGTGTTCCGCCGGGGAGAAATGGGAGCGTGGGCTAATAACTACGGTTACAGGTACGAGCATCGACCTGACAACTACGAGGATTTGATTCGGGCGAAGTTTGGTGAGGCAGCCCTGAGGGAGACACAACATCCGACGAGACGTGGTGCGGATATTCCTAAGGCGAACCGTCACGTCATCAAGATAACGAACCGGCACCCGGATCCGAAGTCGCTTACGAAGGATCACATCAGGGCGCGTAGCCCCGAGGAGGGCGCAGCACCTATGCGCCCCCCTCCCCCTGTGAAGCATGACGGGGTGAGGGATCAGATTATGAAGCAGGCGGAGTCCGACGTTGAGCGGCTATTGGAGTTGCATCCGGTGACGGTGGAGATCGGGAACCTGTTGGGTGAGCATCCGCGCTTTCTCACCAAGGCGGGTGTGCCGTTCAAGCCGAGGTCGGGCAAGGCGCCCATTGTTGACAGGGAGTTCATCATAGCGGAGGCCGCTACTCTGAACATTCCTCGCACGTTGACGGAGGAGCAGGCCGAACTCGTACTGTTGCAGTTGGAGGCGTACGGGCTGGTGACGCCACGTCCTACGATCTGGGCTGGCGCGCCAACACGCCAGAGGACTGGGGCGGAGTTGACGCCCGGTACCTTCGATCCGGTTCAGCGGGTCTTTGGTATCAAGTCGGATCCCATTCGGGCCATATCCAAGGACCTGATTGGGATGACCGCAGAACCTGTCCCGCCGGGTGGGCCGGTGGGGATCGGCCACGCCCCTGTTGACAGGGGGGGAATAAACTTGGTGGCCGGTAACCCGGAAGCCGCTGCCAAAGCGTTGACCGGCAAGAGTGTCATCACGCAAATGTTGGAGAAGCGTCTAAAGGAAGGTCCGGAGACTGTCGGTGGGGCGGTTGACGATTTGGCGCGTGCTGAATGGGCTCTAGCCAAAGAGTCTGGCGTACCGGGGCCACCGCCGGTACGGGATACGGTGGAAGTGCTGGATCGGGTACGACCTGATGCTCGTCCGAACTATAAGCAATCGAAGCCCGCGATGATTGAGGAGGCTACCCGTCTAGTCGTAGAGAAACAGTTGGCGTCCCACGCCTTGTTGCAGCGCAAGATGAGGATAGGGTTTGCGGCGGCGGGGCGTCTGATGGAACTCTTGGAGCATATGGGAGTAGTGGGACCGTCTACGGGTAGCAAGGCGAGGGCGGCGCTGGTAAGTGAGATCCCCCCGGACTTCGATGTGTGGATCCGGCAAGCAATCGAAGCGGAAGATGCCGGGGAACTGATGATCGGGAAACGAAACCCGCTCTGGCCCGAAGCGGGGGTGGTTCCAGAGGTTGATCCGCTGGTGGAGGGTCTTGTCCCCAAAGGGCGACCGAGGCGAGGGCGTAAATTCAATTTGACGGAGAAGCCGCAGGTGAGGGTTAGTACCTATCCACCGGCTACTTTTGCACGGTACGGGGAAGGGGAGTTGTTGGATGTTGGGGCTGGGGTAGTGTCCCTGCGTTACCCCCGGGCACTTTATGGCACCCGACTACCAAATACGCCTGACGAGGAATGGGGGAAGGTGCATCGGCTTATCACGGGGGGTAGGAAGACGCTGGAACAGGCTGTGCAGGATCAAGATGATCCGGTGGGGGTTCTCAAAGCGTTCCTCGCTACAAGGTTCCCGGAGTTCTACGCCATGGGAAGCCCGCCGAAGGCGGCGGGTCCCACACGGAACTATGTGTGGATGTCCTTGACGGAACTTACGCCGTTGAAGGCGATGGAGCGTGCGGCGAGATTGCGTGAGGTTCAACTCCGTCACGCTGCCGGTGTGAAGTTGGGACCCGAGGATGTGGAGTTGCTTACCAAGACAATGGGGTATCGCAACGTGCAGGATGCGTTGGATAACATTGATGACGACATTCTCGTGACGGCGGAACTGGGAGTGGCACCGTTTCAGAGTCAGGACGTGGCGAGACAGCGCGGGATGCAGGCGGGTCATGCGTCGTTTGCGAGGCCGACGGCCCGCATGGTACCCGGCGAAGCACGAGCGGATGTAATGGCTCTGTTTGACGAGGCACACGCGCGGTTGAAGCGCATCGCTGAAGATAAGGCTTTGGACACCCCGGGGGGTCGGAAGATCACGGCGAAGCAGTCGGAGGATCTGGTCGACAAGGCGTTGGCTGACGTGCTTGCGTTGGGGAAGCGCAGGCGGAACGTCAAGTCGGTGGTCGACAGTATTGAAACGGAAGCGCAGGCGCGTGTGGCTGCCGACCCGAAGGTGCCCTCCGCTATCGCTGCGATTCCTTGGACGCAACGCGACCTGTCTATCTTGGAGAGTGTCTTCACGGATCTTCATAAGAAGATAGAGGAGCCTGTGGCGAATCTGCAACAGGATCTGATTCCGTTGATGAAGCGTCTTCAAGAGCAGAAGATGGCGACGGACGAGACGGTGCAGGCAGCCGAGTCTTTGTTTGAGATGTTGACGGTGGCTGGTCCTACCGGGTCGTATGTGAAGGGGGCGCAGCAGCAGTGGAAGGCTCCGACTGTTCTGCGAAAGTATGAGGAGATCATTGACGAGGTGAAGCGTTTGGAGGATTTCCTTGGGGTGCGCATATCTGGTGAGGGTGCCCGTGGTGGGCATGTGCGGGGAAGCGTGGCACAGTCCTCAGGTCGATACAGGAAACAAGGTGCCCTCAACCCGTTCCGCAAGTTGGGGGCGCAGGCACCGTTCTTGGAAGATGCGTTGGCGAAGGCAGAGTCTATAATCCCTAAGATGTCTGAGGGGACGTTCACTAGGACGTTGCAGTCTGTGACCACCACGTTGGGTAATGCGTTGGAAGGGCAGGGGAGTGGCTTGAAGGCTGCGCTGTTGGCGAAGCCTGAGTTGCGTGCCAAGTGGATCGCTTTGGCGAAGGCGGACGCTGAGGTGGTCACACTGATAGTGGAGCAGGCTGATGCCCGTGTGGCCTTGGTGCGGGCGAGCGCCGCACGCGAGAAGGCGGCGAAAGGGTTGGGGGCTATACCGGCCAAGAGGGCCGTGCAGGAGGGGAAACTGGCTGAGGGGGTCGCTACCACTGAGGCTTTCGTGGAGACAACGCAGGGCAGGTTGGATACGGCTCTGGATCGGATACAAGGTTTGGCGCCGGACACGGCGGGTGCGGAGAGGGACCCGATTCGAGGTTTGTTCGTTGAGGGCACGGAGGAGTTCGGCGGCGTGTTGCAGGGCGGTGGGATGCTTGGCGCGAACGCACCGAAGGTGCTGGTCGATGGGCTGTCCCCCATGGAAGCGGTAGAGGGCATTCTCGCTGGGACGGAGAGAGCCAACATAGAGTTGGCGGAGATCGCCTACTATGTCGGCCTGAACGAGAGATTGCTGGAGATACTTCCCAAGAAAATATCGGATGATGTGCGTAAGCGTTTGCTTGCGGACTTGGTTCCGGACCCACGGGCGGATGGGATGGCCCAACAGTCGGTGTTGGATCACGGGTGGCTGGGGGCGGAAGCACGCAAGGAATACATGAAGGGCGACAAGGAGGGGATGTCGTGGATGCACAACGTCGGGAACGTGGACGCTGCCGGTGCGTTCAATCCGAGTCGCATTCCGGCGGAGGGCTATCAGACGCTGTTGCGGGAGGGTGCTGCCGGGTGGGGGGCGAGCCTGATTGCGATGGCTCCGAATAAGGGCGTTGCAGCGGAGTGGGCTAGCACCGTGGTGGATGTTCTGATGGCTGCTCAGAAGATAACGGATCGGGAGCAGGTGGGGCAGTTCCTGCGACGGTACGACAAGTTGCACAACTGGTTGAAAGCACAGTTGGTGGCAACTCCCGGGTTCGTGATGAGAAACATGCTTGGTGGTGCAACGAACATGTGGTTCAAGGACATCTCCCCGTTGGAGATTATCCGCACGGGGAAGATGATGCAGCAGGCGTATAAGGCGGGCGACGGTGATCTGATTGCCGGGGTTCGTTTGATGTCGCAGAAGAATACGGATTCGTTGGCGTGGATGCGGATGCGGGATCTTGTTGATTCGGGGGCGCATGCTGGTGGGCAGGCTGCGAGCGCAGTGGACGTGGGCATCATTGGGCGTAGCCGTGCTGACTTCTTCGTGGGGCAGAGGACGATAGAGAAGCCGGGAGCGCGTGTGGTCTGGTCGCCGCTGTCTGCGGAGTTCACTCCGTGGGCTGCTGTCCGGCACGCCAACACTTTCGCTGAGGAGGCGATGCGGTTGGCTACAGGGATGCACGCTATGAAGGTGTGGGGCGATTCGGTGGAGGAGGCCATGTATACGATCCACAAGTTGCATTTCGATTACGGCAAGTTGTCAGACTTTGAGCGTAAGGGGATGCGGCGGGCGTTCCCGTTCTATACTTGGACCCGGAACAATCTACCGTTGCAGGCAGAGTTCATGGCGAGGCATCCAGCGAAGTACAATCGGTTGTTCTCGTTGAAGCGCGAGATGGAGCGCAACACACCGGAGGAGGGTACGGTTCCTCACTATTTCTTGGAGCCGTTCGGGGTGCGGTTGCCGTTCCAGATCATGGGTGCACAAATCTATTCGATTCCTGACACCCCGTTCCAAGACTTGCTTCGATACGATCCGTCGTATGGGGGGATTGGCAGCACGATAGAGCAGTTGGTGTCACAGACGACACCCATCGCCAAGGCTCCCGTTGAGTATTGGGCGGGGAAGCAGGTGTTTGCGGGGATTCCGTTTACGGAAAGGTATCAGCAGGTTCCAGCGGTGATGCAGAAGGTGCCGGGGTTGATGAATGCGTTGGAGCAGATCGGTTGGTCTAAACGTAACAAGCAGGGCGAATGGAAGATGCAAGATAACCGGATTTATCTGATCGGCAATATGATGCCGTTCATGGGGGTGTTGCAGAGGGCGATTCCGGGGTTGCCGGGTAGGGAGAAGCGGAAGCAGGAGCGATATATTTCTTCTCTGATTTCTACGTTGGCTGGTTTGAGTATGCGAATGAACACCAAGTATGAGCAGCAGAGTGAGCGGGTGCGGGAAGAGATTGAACGATACCTGAATCAGAGGGACACGGGTGACATTGAGTGGCGGACCCGATGACGGGACACGGGGGCTTATGAGTATGAAGTACATTTCTCGCACCCAATGGGGGGCGACTGCGCCACCCAATGGGAAAGGCTTTCATCCGATTCGGCGTCGCCGGGTGGCGGGAGTTGTGGTCCACCATTCTGGGGTGCAGGACGGTCCACGGGGTACGAATGCCGTGAAGGCATTCGAGCGTCACCATCTGTCCAAGGGGTGGGATGGTATCGCATACAACTGGCTTGTTGATGAGACGGGAACCATTTTTGAGGGACGAGGCTGGGAAGCGCGCGGAGGTGCCACTAAGGGGTGGAACTCTAAATCCATGTCCATCTGCTACACCGGTTGGGGAGATGAGCAGCCTCATGTCAATGTTCTTGAGTCGATCCAGACGGTGATCGCTGAGGCTGAGCACACATTCGGTAAGGGCTTGTGGGTGGAGACGCATCGCCGTAAGGGTTCCACAACGTGTCCGGGTGACTGGTTGGGGAACTGGGTTGAGGGCGGCATGGGGGCAGTGAAGGAACCTTCGATGGTTGATTGGGATGCCATCATTCAGTACTTCAAGGATCTTCGTGTACAGGTGAAGGGATCACCGTTGAAGCGTGGGTCCCGTGGGTTGCCGGTCAGGCTGGTGCAGTCCCGGTTGAATGACCGTGGATTTGATGCCGGGGTGGTGGATGGAATCTTTGGGCGCTGCACCAAAGCGTCGGTCAGGAAGTTTCAGGAATCGCAGGGGTTTCTGAAAGTCAACGGGGTGGTGGACGGTAACACGTTCGGTGCCTTGTTCTTACAGTAAGGAAACATAATGCCAAAGGGCAAAGGTTACGGCCCCACGTTTGAGGAGACATTCGGTAGTCAGGACGACCAGCCGTACAACTCTTCATCATCGTTCAACATGTGGGACATGTCGCAGAAGGCTAAGAAGGCTGCATCATACCTGCGTTCAACCAATCTGGGGAATGCCGCTTTCGGTGGCCGTCCCTTCGGAAAGTAGGGGTCATGCACAGGGATGGTTCAACACCCAAGAAGGTAAAGGCCGGTCAGGTTCTGGTCACGAGCATCACGCGTGGTAGCGGGATCGGTCCTGTCGGTGCGCAGACGCGCAGCGGTGCACGTAAAGAACTGTTTGGCTGATGGCCGTCAAGAAGAAGCCACGTCGGCCCCGGTACTGACGATGCCGTTGAAGCGCGGCAAAAGTTCTCAAGCAATAGCGCGAAACATTGGCACACTTATCAGTGAGGGCTACCCCCGGGATCAAGCCGCTGCCATAGCGTACGACTATTCCAAGCGATCTAACAAGGGGAAGAAGAAGTGAGCAACATGATTGAACGGGCGGCGTGGACTTTCGCGCAAGCCTTTCTAGCAGTGTTTGTTGTCAGTGATTTGGCTTCCGCTAAAACCGCTCTGGTCGCTGCTGCGGCTGCTACCCTAAGTATCATCAAGACGTACGCACAGGAGCGGGTGACTACATAGCCATGGATTCCGTTGAACTCTCAGCCAAGTGGACCCTGTTCATGGAAGCCGAGGGTGACGTGTTGGAACAGGAAATCTATAAAGACCTGAGTGCTTCATCGAATCTGTTCGACATGGAAGACGGTGTTCACGCCAAGTGGTCCAATGGATCCTTAGGTCTGTTGCTTGTGTTCGATGAGACGGAAGCGAACGGTCTATTCGATGCGTTTCGTGCCGCCATCGGAGGGGTGCAAGAAGCCAATGAAGCGTTCGCTTACTGGGCTGCTTCCCTCATGGGGTTGCTACGTCAGGCGCTTGCCGAACGGTGGACTGATGAGAGCGACTGCTAAACGGGTGGTGTGATCCATCCACGCATGTCAGGATCATCGGTGAGGATAGACACCAGTCGTTGTTTGATGTGATCGCGTCGCCGGGCTAATGTTGTCTTGGGGATACCCAAGACGACACCCGTCTTACGTAGCGACGTGCCTTCGATCAGTAACCGTTCAACAATCCAACGGTCCTCTGGAGGCAACGACTCCACTGCCCGACCTAGGGCTTCACGCAGTAACGATGTTTCTTCCAGCGATGGCGCCCTGTCCGGACCCCCGGGAGGGGTCCGTAACATGGCTTCCATTTCTGTGTCGTCTCGCTGCGGGAACAGTACCCGTACTTTAGGATTTGTTTGGTTACGGGATATCCATCCCTCAAAGTCAGTCGGTCTGGCCTGTTCGCTGTTGCTCATGGTGTTCAGCGTACCACATGGCAGGGTTCAACTGTTCCTGTGCAATCACCCGAGTGTTCTCCGGGTCGTACCCTGACGGTTCACCCTTCTCCCATGCTTCATCATGGTCGATCCAGCCAAGCATTTCTACGGCACGAAACTCTGGAGCCACTGGCTGCACCACCCACAGGATCAAATCCTGATTCAACTGGCGGCGTCGCACAGCGGCGCTAGTGCTGGTGCGTACCCGACGTACCTCAATGTTGTGCCCAACATCTGGCAGATGCCGATACGTTTTGTGATCGCTCTTATGCCAGACATGCCCCGACCAGTACTGGTTGGTGACCTTGGCTACTGCCAGTTCGCCAACGCACGCTGCCACCTGTGCGGTGCGGTCGTCTTCCATTCGTTTCTTGTCATAGTGGGCGGCGTCACGTTTACCCCAGTTCTCAATGAACCGGCGCGCCCCAACGTGAGAAGCCCATTCGTATTCCCAAGGTGATAGTTC